TTATGATATTTTACCAAAAGAACCAGCTGACTTTTACAAGGATTTTACTAATATTCCTTCTGAATTAGGATTTAATAGAAATAGAAGGAATTAAATTTATAATAGTTTGTCATGATAAATAATCATTTATTGATTTATTTTTTGTTCTAACAACTTTCTTCGCCTTTTTTTTTACAACAATAACTGCATTTTCTCCAGTATCAACTATTTCTGATAATGGCTCTAATGATGAATTTTCCAAATTTATAATCGTTTTTTCCGGCATTGCCTCTTCTCTTAACTCCTGAATAAGTTGTTCATATATGACTTCATTTGTTTCATTAAACAATCTATCGGTCCAATATTTAATTTTACTATCAGATGGAATAGGAATAGAAACCTCTCCCAATTTATCTGATTTATACCTTGGATATTGTGATGCTTTGCATATAGTTTTTTCAAAACTATCTGCCATCAAATATAACATTAAATATACAAAATATGCCTTATTTGTATCATAAGTTTCTAATTTAATAAGAGCAGTAGTGAAAACAAAATTATCGATATCTATATTTTTAATTTTATCATTTTTTATGAATAATAATTTGTCCCTTTTAGGTCTTACACATGATATTAAAATATCATTTTGTTTAACAAAATTTTTAATATTACTCTGTATATCGGCTCTTTTTGTAGGTTTAAAGCTAAGAACATTATTAAATTCTACATTGTTAATTTGAACAACATTATATTCTTCTTTTGTTAATTTTTTAGTATTATGATTAATTTTACACAAATCCTTAATTTTAACATGAACATAACCATGTCCTAAGGAAATTTTCTCTTTATTATAATCTTTTCCATTTAAAGAACATATTTTATTTATTAATATTTCTTCTCTTGTTGCTATTGAAATAACCTTATCGCTTACTCTTACAATATCCCCTTTGTTTTCAGTAATAACAATATCACCAAACACTTCCTCAAATTTATCTTCTGTATATCTTTCAACAACTAAATCACTAAATTTCACCTCAGATGTTTTTTCTTCACTATTGTCAAATATTACAATTGAAGTTTTAGTTGATGTATTTTCAAATTGGTCTTGAGGAATGCTAATAATTTCCCTCACATTAAATTTTTCAACTAAACATTTTCGCAATTTTATATATATATTATTTTCATTAAAGAATACACCTTCTTTTAGAACACCAATTGCAGTTCCTTCATCTTCTACTATATCCATTAATAGCATCAAAGAACAACTTTCCTTATCATTACCTGTTAATCCATTGTCTTTTGCAAATTTTTGAATTCTAGCACTACACATAGAAACAGAAACTTTAGATTTTTCATTTTCCCTTTTATCCTGTTTTTCCTGAACATCTATTTCTTTAAGTTGTTCTTGTCTGCGTGTTCTTAAAACTTCATCTGTTAATGTTTTTAATTCATTTTTAATATATTTTTTAACTTTTTCTCTTTTTTGTTGTTTTGTATTTTTTTTATTATCATCACCTCCATATGGAGGATTTGTAAGTGGGTATTTATATTTTTGTCCATTAAATTCATCTGTAAATGAATTTTTATATTTCAAATTTTTCATATTAGGTAATACACCAGTTAAACAGAAGAATTCTAAACCTGCTGATTTAATGACATCTTCATTCATGTCAAAATGTGAAATTTTATTTATTTCAGTTACCCAATTAATTGATTGTGGATATTTTTCATTTAAATAGTTAATATATCCAGTAGTAAAACCTCCAGAACCTCCAAACATATCAATCATAGATGGAATTGTTCCATCTGGATTAGTAGTTGGATTTAACCTTTTTAATATATATTCTACAATATGTCTATCGGTAAAATACGCACCCAACTCACTAATTGCTGTATCATCTCTTCCAATGAAGTATTCATAAATTTTACCAGATAATAATACATTGCAAGTTTTTTCAATAATAGTAATTTTATCAATTTCTTTTATAAGATATACAAATACAGAACCCTTAATATTTTGTGGTATTTCATAAAATAGAAGTTCTTTCAATTCACTATCGCAAATTGATTGCAAAACATTTCCAAAGATTAATTCAGCCAATTGTTCGTCTTTATTTTGGGTTGCAAGACTTAATAAATATGAAAATTCACAATCTGGTTTTTTCAAACTAATTTTATCAAGTAATCCATGTTCTTGAATCTTTTTTAATCCATAAAGTATATTAAATACCTTTAATGCATTCATGCCATATCCAGCACCATTATTTCTAAGATAGTTATGTATTTCATGTATTTTTTCTTTTAATGCTTCTTTGTTTGAAGCACTAATCATCTCGTTTTCAAATTTTTCTTTCAAATCCTTTTGAGTTTCAGTCATTTGTTCTTCCGTTATATCATTTGTATTATTAAGTAATGTTTGTTTCAATTTTTTATTATTTATTGCTGAGTTAAATTTATTAAAAGGATTATATATTATCGTTTCATTATCTCTTATAATATCTTTAATATTATATGTTTTATATTTTTCTTCTAACTCTTCATTAGTTAATTTAGATAATTTAAATTCAAATAAATCGCGTTTATCTTTATGTTTTTGTGTTGCAATATGTGATTTATGATGTGAAATTTGGTCAGGGGTTGTTTTACATATGTCACATGAATAAGTTTTTTGGTTTAACATATTATAAGTTATAAAATATATTATTTATGTAGTTTTATTGTATATGTTTTATTTTAACATAAAAAAGTTTTTATAAATAATTCCGATAAATTGTGGTTGTTGTATAGACTTTATTGAACCCAAATAAATCACATGCAAATCACAATAAACATCTAAAATAAAAATAAATTTTCATATTTATTCATTAAATACAATAAAATAATAACAATTTTAACAGTGAGTACAGAGCCTAAAAATTTTGCAATATCTATTTGCGGATTTTTCTCTCTTATTAAGTTTGTTATTGGTAAATAATTATTGCTATCAACGAACATAATTATATTCATTAATAATGGTTGGAATATGCTTTGAACAAAAGCACCTACAAAATCTTTTAATGCGAACCCAACTGCAAATGCAGTAGCAAATGCTAAAATTGTAGTAGGTTTAGTATTTAAAAATGTAAATAGATATTCCTTATCAACCTTATTTACCTTTTCTAATAAGTTAGGTGATGATTGTTCCTCTGTTGTTGAATCATTTTTCTTTTCATTTTCTTGATAAAAATTACCAGGATACATAGATGAATTTACAAAAATATCCTGTACATTACTCATATTTTCAGAAATCATATAATATATTTATAGAAAAGTATATTCTTAAAGTATGTAAATTGTACATTAGAATACAAAAATGCAATTATTTCAACCATTTTCTAAGAGAGCAATATCTAATCTCTTATGTGGTTTGTATTTTAATATATCCAAATGCTTACTTGTTGTTGGGAATTCTGTCTCCCCATAAATATCTTGCAATAACAACCATTCAAAAAGTCCTCCTACATATATATAAGAGTTTCTGAAACCAAGTTTTATTAACTGTTCATATTTTTTATTAGCACTTTCATCATTGGAATTGCGACCATAAATAATAATTTTTACAGCATTAGATCCATTTTTTAATAATTGATTAATTATTGCTTCCTCATTATGAGGTAAAATTGTATTAAGAATAAGACAAGACTGTTCATTATCAGGTAGCGTATTTATCAATATATAAGAATCTGATTTTTTACAAACATTTTGCATATCTTCAAAATTGATTTTTTGTGAAGACATGGAATTTCCCATTATTTAAATAAGTCATTTTTATTTAAATAATAGTTTTACATTTTGTTTTGTTTTTTTGTTTTTGTTTTTTTGTTTTTCTCTTTGATTTATCTTTGCTTTCGCTTTCAAAAAGCAAAAGCGTTTAACCATTTAATTAAAACTCACAATAATTTCCACCTTCTCTTTTTTGATGCTTTTAGTAGCAGAAACCGAGAGCTCTTCACGTTTCTTCCTCGTCTTGGTTGTATCAACAATACCCTCCTTTCTCTTGGATGTGCTATTTCGGCTGTTCATATCCTTCTCAATATCTGCATAATTCTCCTCAATATAATCAATAATTTTATTTTCCAATGTCCATTTAAAAAAGTTTAATTGACCTATTGTAGTCTCAATAAATGTATCCCCTTTATATGGAATTGTGATGCGTTCCCAGCGACAAAATGGGTCAAAATTTTCCTTGCTGTATGCCTTCAATTTCAGTTTATAATCCACATAAACCTTGAATCTTCTTGAGGTTCCATTAGAATCAGTGATTGAATACAAAGTATAATATTTTTTAGCATAATTCGTTGCAAACCAATCCACAATGCGGAGAGAAATCTTTGAATCTCCAGTAATTATTTTCAACATATTACTCATATTATCTTCATTTTTGTAAAATTCCATTAAGTTATTTAGTAATAAATCATTCTTAGTTGCATAACTTGTTACCGACATTTTGAATTATTATTTAATATTTTTTTAAATAGTAATTTGTTCATTTA